AGCCAAAAATTGGATTTAAGACCAGATATGGTATTGTATCCAACCCATTTGCTGAAGGACTTACTCAAGGACTTGGCAGACTTCAAGTTAACAGCAACAGATACTACAGAAGAGTTGCAGTTAAGAACATCATGTAAGCTAGATGCTTATATTTCTCAGAGACCTCCTTTTATAGGGGGTCTTTTTTTGTCCAAAAATTGGACAAACATTGAAGCTTGACATTGTTTTTAATCTCTGCTAGTATTCAAGAGTATTATAGAAAGACATCAAGCAACCCATGTCCAATTTTAAGGAACTAGATAATTCTTTTAACACAGGTACTCCTGAATACATTATCTGTCCTATAGAAACAACTCTTCCTTATCAAAGGACAAGATCAGGAACTTACAAATTTCCTTGGTTTGCTCCTGAAGTTTTAAAGGCAGGTGGATTTTTTGTTCCTGTTCCTGATGAAATATTTGATTCAGGGAAAGGACGTCCAACTCCTCCAGTCAAGCGTCTTAAGAGATTTGGAATGTATTTCAGGACTTCCAAGCACACTAGAACACAACCAACAGGAGAAGTGTTGAAGGGATATTATTGTAAGTTGAATAGAATAAAGTCTAGCAATCCACTTTACTAGATACAAAGAGATCCAAAAGGGTCTCTTTTTTTGTCTAAATAATTAAAAAGGATAATGACTGCAACAGGATTTAGAAATCAAGTACAAAATAAAAATTTCTTAAGCCCTACTGGATTTAAGTTTATTTTGAATCGTGCTCCTAAGGTAGTATTCTTTTCTAACTCAGCAAATATTCCAGGTTTAAATTTAGGAACTGCTCAACAAACAACATACCTAACAGATATACCTGTACCTGGTGATAAAATACAATTTCAAGATTTAAGATTAAGATTTTTAGTGGATGAAGATTTGGAAAATTATTTGGAGATACAACATTGGTTGAGAGGACTTGGTTTCCCAGATAGTTTGAAAGAGATATATGATTGGCAAAGTAGTAATCCTAATGCACCTGCAGGAGAGTTAAACTATACTTCTGATGGTACAATGAACATTCTTACTAGTTCTAATGTTCCTAATTTTAAGGTGAAGTTTTTAGATATGTTCCCAGTAAGTTTGTCTGATTTAGAATTTGATGCTACTGATAGCGACATAGATTACTTGACAGCAGATGTCACATTCAAGTATACTATATACAACATCACTGATTTGGATGATAATATTTTATGAGTATTGATCTTGAATCCATTCAAGAGATGTGGGAGAAAGATTCCCAGATAGATAAAGATAATCTACATGATGAGTCATTAAATATTCCCTCTCTACATGCAAAGTATTTTGAGTTGTATAATACTATCTTTCTTTTAAGAAAGAAAGCAGAACAGCAGCGTAAAAATATTCGCCATGAACGTTATGAATACTTTTCTGGTAAGGCAGATCCTGATGTTTATATAGAGAATCCTTTTCCAAAGAAGATAAGGGATAAGGATACAATGCAGAAGTATATGGATGCTGATGAGAAACTTTCCAATTCAAATTTGAAGATTGATTACTATGATACCATGCTTGTTTACATTGAAAGTATTTTAAAAGTAATTCAGAATAGAACATTTCAGATAAAAAATGCAATAGAGTTTATGAGATTCAATGCTGGATTAGGTTGATAAATACCTATAGCATGATGAGTAGATGTGACAAACGTTATTATACGAAAATCAAATGAAGTATTTTTACAGATAAAAGCAGAGCCACATATTGAGTATGAGTTAAGAGATCACTTTACTTTTGAGGTAGAGGGTGCTAAGTTCATGCCTCAGTATAGAAAAAGAAATTGGAATGGAGAGATACATTTATTTGATCTTAGATCTAAAAAGATTTATGTTGGTTTATTAGATAAGATAGTATCTTTTTGCGATAGGCATGGATATACTTATAAGTTTGAGGATAATGAATATTATGGTCCTCCATTTGAAATTAATTCATCTATATCTAAAGAGGGTGTAAAAGATTACATTAGATCTATTACTAAGTTTAAACCTAGAGAATATCAACTAGATGGCATATGTGATTGTTTAAAACATAATAGAAGATTACTTGTCAGTCCTACTGCATCAGGTAAATCTTTAATGATTTATTCTCTGGTGAGATACTATGTACACAAGGGTCAGAAAATTTTATTAGTTGTTCCTACTACATCATTAGTGGAGCAGATGTATAAAGACTTTGAAGAGTATGGTTGGGATGTAAAAAATCATTGTCATAGGATTTATTCTGGTAGGGAGAGAAGTAATTCTAATGAGGTAACTATCACTACATGGCAGTCAGTATATAAGTTAGAGAAATCTTTTTTTGAAGAATATAATGTCATCATAGGAGATGAAGCACATCTTTTTAAAAGTAAATCCTTAGTTAATATCATGACTAAGCTTCATCATGCTAAGTATAGATTTGGTTTCACTGGTACATTAGATGGCACACAGACTCATAAATGGGTATTGGAAGGATTGTTTGGTCCTTCATATAAGGTTACTAAAACTGAAGAGTTAATGAGAAAAGGACATCTATCTCAGTTAGATATACAATGTCTAGTTCTTAAACATCCACCTAAGAAATTTGAAACATATGAGGATGAGTTGCAATATTTGATTACTCATGAACAAAGAAATAAATTTATTACTAATCTTGCATTAGATCTAAAAGGTAATACTTTGATCTTATACAGTAGAGTAGAGACTCATGGAGCAATAATTTTTGATAAGATAAATAACGTTAAGCATACTAAACGTAAAGTATTTTTTGTTCATGGTGGAGTGGATGCTGAACAAAGAGAATCAATTAGGGAGATTACAGAAAATGAAAACAATGCAATTATTGTTGCCAGTTATGGCACTTTCAGTACTGGCATTAACATCAAGCGGTTGCACAATGTCATCTTCGCAAGTCCCTCCAAGTCCAGAGTTAGAAATCTCCAATCCATTGGAAGGGTTCTCAGAAAAGGTAAAGATAAAGTAAAAGCTACTCTGTATGATATTGGAGATGATTGCACTTATAACTCTAGAAAAAATTACACTCTTAATCATCTCATAGAAAGAATTAAAATCTATAATGAAGAAAATTTTAATTATGAAATAATCACTATTCAAATAAAATGATGGAAGAAGACTTTTATGCCACTATCAAACTCAAATCTGGTGAAGAAATATTTGCCAAGGTGGGTTATAGTGAAGAAGAAGACAGAACTTTTTTATTATTAGATAATCCAATTACTATTGAAAGAGTAAACACTAGATCCACCCAAGGTTATAAGGTTGAACCTTGGATCAAAACTAGTAAAGATGAATTGTTTGTCATCAACCTAGATGATGTCATAACCTTAAGTGAATCAACTGATATAGAAATAATAGCTATGCATCATACTTATTCTATACAACAACATAATTATTATGAGAAGAAAACTAAACTAGATAGAAAGATGGGATATATATCTACTATTAGTGAAGCAAAGAAATCACTTGAGAAACTCTTTAACGATACCTAACCCTTCACTTCTGACAAAGTTAGTCTACATGTAATAGTATGACTTGTCAAGTATTGTGTTGAATGCTATAATAACTACATAATAGATAGTAAAGATATGACACCTGCAAGAATTATGGGTAGAAGAAAAAGATCTGAACATTATGTTAACAACAAAGAATTTCTTGCAGCACTAATTAGGCATAGAGAAGATATTGAGATTGCAGAAATTCGTGGTAATGAAAAACCAAGAATACCCAGATACATAGGAGAGTGTTTCCTGAAGATTGCTACTCACTTATCTTTCAAACCAAACTTTGTTAATTACATGTTTAAGGAGGATATGATATCAGATGGTATTGAGAACTGTGTGCAATACATTCACAACTTTAATCCTGAGAAATCTCAAAACCCATTTGCTTATTTTACACAAATTATACATTACGCATTTTTACGTAGGATACAAAAGGAAAAGAAACAACTTGAGATTAAAAATAAAATTCTTGAGAAGACTGGGTATGAGCAAGTCTTTGAAAGAGATACTCTTGACGATTCTAACTACAGTGATTATAATCAAATCAAAGATGCTGTCCACTCTAAACTTCGTAATTGATGAAAGATATCATTATTGTAGATGATTTTCTTAATGAAGAAGAATTAAATCATATTGCCTCAGCTTCAACTTATAAAGATTGTTCTTGGACAATTCATAATTCTTTTGATGAAAAAAATGATAATCCACTAAAAAATATAGATTTTAATTTGAGTTTTTTACATAAAGATCTAATGGATAATCAGTATTATACTTCTTATCTTTTTAATAAAATTAAAAAATTTTTTAATTATGATTATAAATTGAATAGTGTTTATTTAAATGGACGTGAGGCATTAAGACATGGATCTTTTCATATTGATAGGGACGCAGATAGAACAGTGATTCTTTATGTAACTCCTTGGGAACCTGCATGGGGAGGTTTTACTCAGTTTATGAAATCTGAAAGAGATCATGTTATAGTTCCTCCTATATTAGGAAGATTAGTAAATTTTAAATCTGATTTGATACATAAAGGATATGCTTTTTGCAATCAAAATTGTCCTATGAGAATAACTGCTGCTTTTAAATTACTATTATGAAAATAGCAATTATAACAGATCAGCACTTTGGATGTAGAAAAAATTCTAAACTGTTTCATGACTATTTCCTAAAGTTCTATAATAATGTTTTCTTTCCTACTCTTGAGAAGGAAGGTATCACCACTGTCATTGATATGGGTGATACTTTTGATAGTAGGAAGGGGATAGATTTTGCTGCGCTAACTTGGGCAAAGGATAATTATTTTGATAGATTAAAAGACATGGGCATCACTGTCCATACTATTGTTGGTAATCATACAGCATACTATAAAAATACTAATGATATAAATGCAGTAGATTTATTATTGAGAGAGTATGATAATATTAAAGTGTACTCTGAAGTATCATCTATAATGGTAGGTAATTGCAATATTACTCTTGTACCTTGGATTAATAGTGATAATAAGGAGATGAGTGTAGCACTGATTAATAAGTCAAGGTCTCCTGTGTGTATGGGACATCTTGAATTGAATGGATTCAGAGCAACACCAGGTCATATGATGGAACATGGAATGGAGTGGGATATATTTAAGAAATTTAAAAAGACATTCTCTGGACACTACCATTGCAGATCAAATAAAGATAACATTTATTACTTGGGTAATCCATATGAGATGTTCTGGAATGATGTGAATGATCCTAATAGAGGATTTCATTTATTTGATACAGAGACATTAGAACATATTCCAGTCAATAATCCATACAGACTTCATCATATCATCTATTATAATGACAATGATCACCAATTATTTGATGCAAGAGAGTTAGAAAATAAGATAGTAAAGATAGTTGTTAGACATAAAAATGATCAAGTACAATTTGAAAAATTTATTGATAAGGTGTATAATGCTAATGTAGCAGAACTTAAAATTGTAGAGAATTTTGCTCTACAAGAATCTTCTGAGTTTGAAGCATTTGAATCTGAAGATACTATGTCTATTCTCAATAGGTATATTGAGGAGGCAGAAATAGATCTTGATAGATCAAGAGTACAAAAATTGATACAAGAAGTCTATCAAGAAGCATGTGAATTAATCTAATGTTTATTCTTACAGTTGAAGGAAAAGAAACTGAGGGAGCATATTCAGTCACTGCTGAAGATGGAGAACAAGTTCTTTATCTTTTTGAAGATGAGGATGATGCCATTAGATTTGCTTTACTACTAGAGGATCAAGATTATCCTGAAATGCATGTAGTTGAAGTGGATGGCAAAGTAGTCATCAAAACATGTGAATTACATGATTACAGATATTCTGTAATTACTAAAAATGATATTGTCATTCCACCATTAGAAAATGATTTTATTTGAAAAAATAAGATGGAAGAACTTTCTTTCCACTGGTAATCAATATACTGAAGTTGAACTTGATAGTAATTCAACAACATTAATTGTTGGAACTAATGGTTCAGGTAAAAGCACTGTCTTAGATGCTTTAACATTTAGTTTATTTAATAAACCATTTAGAAAAATTAGTAAGGCACAACTTATCAATACAGTTAATGAAAAAGATTGTAAAGTAGAAGTGGAGTTTTCTATTGCAGAAACTCAATGGAAGGTAGTAAGAGCAATTAAACCAAATATATTTGAAATTCATAGGAATGGTATATGTATGGATCAATTCTCTTCAGTGAATGATCAGCAGAAGTGGTTAGAGCAAAATGTTATAAAGATGAATTATAAATCTTTTACTCAAATTGTCATATTAGGTAGTAGTAGTTTTGTTCCTTTCATGCAATTGAGTGCTACAAATAGAAGAGAAGTGATAGAAGATCTTTTAGATATTAAAATATTTTCTTCCATGAATAGTTTACTCAAAGATAAAATACGTACAATTAAAGATGAGATTAGAACATTAGATCTTAAGAAAGAATCTTTAAATGATAAAGTCAATATGCAGACTGAGTTTATGAATGAGTTGGAGCAAAGAGGTAAGAGTAGGATAGAGGACAATAATGATAAGATTGCTATTCTTTTTAATGAATCTGATAATTATGTTAGGATAAATGAACAGTTAGAAACTGAAGTATTTGATTTAACAAAGAAACAAGAAAAGGTAACAGGTGCTACTGAAACTCTTAGAAAAATGGTGACTATAAAGGGAACTCTTGCTAACAAAGTATCAACTATTACAAAGAAGACTAAGTTTTTTGAAGAGAATACTGTTTGCCCTACCTGTAAACAGGACATAGAAGAAGAGTTTAGGTTAAATAATATTAGTGATGCTCAAGATAAGATAAAGGAGTTGCAATCTGGTTATCAAGAACTAGAGGAGGCAATTAAAAAAGAGGAGGAGCGAGAGCATCACTTTACAAAATTATCCAAGGAGATTACTTCACTCACGCATGGCATTTCTAAAAACAATACTCGTATCTCTGGGTGTCAGAAACAAATCAGAGATCTGGAATCAGAAGTTCAGGAACTTACCCAACAACTTGCAAATAGAAATACTGAGCATGAGAAGTTAGAAACATTTAAAGAAAATTTAGAGGAGACATATGAGAAATTATCTATTCAGAAAGATACCATAAGTTATCATGACTTTTCATATAACTTACTTAAGGATGGTGGTGTCAAGTCTAAGATAATTAAAAAATATCTCCCACTAATCAATCAGCAGGTCAATAGATATCTGCAGATGATGGATTTCTATATCAATTTTACATTGGATGAAGAGTTTAATGAAACTGTTCAATCTCCTATTCATGATAACTTCTCCTATGCTTCCTTTAGTGAAGGAGAGAAGATGAGGATTGACCTTGCTTTGCTCTTTACATGGAGGGAGGTAGCAAGGTATAAGAACTCTGTTAATACTAACCTTCTTATCATGGATGAGGTATTTGATAGTTCTCTTGATGGGTATGGAACTGAAGAGTTTCTTAAGATTATCAGATTTGTTGTCAAAGATGCTAATGTTTTTGTTATATCACATAAGACAGGTATGGACGATAGGTTTGATAGTGTGCTAAGATATGAGAAAATAAAAGGTTTTAGTAGGTTAGCATCATGAATGACAGGGAGAGAGAAGAATTTAGAATCTTGATTAATAAGGTAAATAAATTAGCATTTGATTTAGATAAATTAAAGAATGCTATATTATTGCATCCAGATATTGGAGATAGAGTACAAAAGAACTTATGGTCATGAAGGTATTAATTACAGGACATAAAGGATTTATAGGAGGTTATTTATGGAATCATATTAAGAACTCTGGAGTTGGTGGTATAGAACTTGATGGTATAGATTTTCCTGATGATATAGGAAACTTTAAAACAGATAAGATATATGATGTAGTAATTCATCTTGCTGCATTTGCTGCTCTTAGGGAGAGTTTTGAAAATCCTAA